TTGATTTGCTTTTCTTATTGCTTTTTTGTCAGTAAAGAAAGAATCTGTATATCTTTTAATTCTATCTTTATTTTTATAAATCTTATTACCAGCTTTGATTAATGTAAGTATTGCCATTTATTACCTCAAACGACTGCGACATCAGGGCCTAATCTACCCTTTCTCTCCCATCGTGATCCTTGTGTTGTTGACTAACTTAGACTCATAGCAGCGTATCTTGTAGCCGACATTAAGTCATCTTTAAGTTTGACCAGTTTGCCATCTTTACGATGATACATACGATACTCCTCAAACCAGTCATAGAGGGTATTAAATACTTTAAATCTGCCATGTTCCATTCTGTCTAGCATTTCCATAAGACCTGCTTCAACCGAATTACCCCCTTTTTTCTCACCAATCGCTGGTGGGTTTTCAAAGTGGAAAGGCAGCATATTAACATAATTATCACGATACTGTTCAGCGAGAGTAACACCTGAACCTTTGTCGTGCTGATAGCCATCGTGTGGCCATACTATAGGGATATAGTCGCTACCTTCCCGTTCATTGATATGACTTGCGTGATAGCTCGGTATTTGTTTAGCCATACGATAACAATCGTAAACGTATACAATATCCTTATCTCTATCCCACGCTAACCATACTACGGCAGTAGGATGGTCATATCCAAAATCTATTGCTGCAATCCTTGCAAAATGAGGAGGTATGGTAAAAGGCTCGATAGCTAAAGTGTCCTCTAATATAGGAAAAACTAGACCCGAACCAATCATTGGTATACCTTTTGACCTCATTTCCCTTTCATGTTGCGGGAGCGCTTCTAATATTTGCTCTTTCATATCATCGGTTAGATGGTCAGCATCTTCCCAACCCGCTGTTACTAAGGCCTGTGAGGGCTTCAAATCCGATGTAAAGTTTTGTACCACCTCGGTCATCCCTGACTCAGGGGTAAAGGTCATATATACTTGCCCCCGTTTATCGAGTGTCCTTGTAATACATTGTGAATATATGTCTTGTGGAGGTTCTTCATCTAGCCATACTAGGTCTAAACTCTCCCCCATAAATTTTTCAGCACCCATTTCATAGGCTTTGAAGGCAACTCTTGACCACCCGCCTGTGCTGTGTTTTACAAGTACCGAGGAATGTGCGTTTGGCACACCTGGTTTTCTTGTGGTTTCGCCAATGAGATGTTTAGGAATCGATCCTTTTCCTTTATCTCTAGGGTTGTCAGGTTGCCCGAATAATTCTCTTTGACAGATATCTCTAGTAGTTTCATTACTAGCCCCACACACCCAAGCCCGAATGGGCTTTAAAAATTTTTTTCCTTTCCACCACTTAGGATATAACCCTGTTAAATGGGCCGCCATTTCCATAGCGCCTACATAAGATTTCCCAACCCTGTTTGCGGCCATTAGAAGTCTTTGGTTAGCTTCTGATCCAGCGGCATGAAAGTTTTTTTGAAATCTATAAGGTTTATAATAGTTGAGTCTATTTTCTTCACTCCTTTTTGTGAGTGTTGAAAGAATCTCTTGTATGCGTTCATTATTATCAGACATAGTAATCCAGTTCCTATTTTATATATTTTTTTTTATAATGCAATACTATTATATATATTTATATATAAGCCCGCCCACCCAACCGATTATAGATATCTATATAGATATGTCAACTAATATTTTGTATATAAGTAAATGCTAATATACATATGATACCCATAGAGACCTATAGAGACATTAATGAAGTGTGTGTGGGTATGTATTTATTTAATTTAGTATAAATGAATATTACCCACCTTAGTTTGAATGGGAGATATACATATACGATCACTACCTAAAGGGGTCGCACCCTCGGTCTGTCGGCCCGAGCGTAGCGAGGGCATGTATTGCGCCCCGCAGGGGCCAATATTAGAATATGCTAATATACTAATACGATGGAGATTATACCACATATCCATATGAATGTCAAGAATTATTTTAATTAATATGCAAAATAAAAGCCCGAGCGAAGCGAGGGCATATTAGAATATGGTAATATAGTAATGTTCTTGTGAGAGAGCCTTATAGCCCCGTTATGGAGCTATAAGGTGGAGTAACTACCTACTATGGTAGTAACTTGAAATGATCTAATATAATGAGTATAGGCCATACCATAAGGGCTAGTACGCCTATCAATATTATAAAGATCAAGAATATTAGTATTGCATCAATCATTTTATTTACTCCATTTTGTTATCTTAAGTTTTGCATCAGGGATATCATACTCAGGCAGAATATATTTATCTATCCATGCCTTAGCTTCTTTTACAGTTTTTCTAAATATGCCTGTAGGAGTATAATATTTTGTTGTTATCCTCCAAGTTCCATTCGAATAGCGAATAAAATAATTTTTATATTCATATTCCGTTGGCGTTGAGTAGCTTATGTTCATTTTTAGTTTGTTTTGTTTTTTCATTTGTTTACTCCGTTTGTTAGCGGGGCATCCATGCCCCTGTATTTGTTTATCTGTTGTTATGATTTGTACTATTTACAATATCGTTCAATTTTTTAACAAAAATTTTAGCCTCTGCCTCTGTTCTAAAATTAATAAGAGAGCCATTTTCAGTTAAATATTCCTCGTTAGTGTAATGATTAATAGTAATTAACCAGTTATCCTCATCACTACCCATCATTACTTTAAAAGTTTTTTTGTCATACATATTTTTATCCTCGTTTAATTATTCCTTAGTTAGTTTTTAAATTTACCAATCATTCTTTCCTTGTCTTCTGGGAAGTCTTGGTAAACAGTTTCCACTACTAGCATATAAGCATCTTTACAATACTTCTGTCTAGCTGGAAATTTCTTGCCTGTTATTTGATGAACCATTTTCATCATATGAGTGATTGTATAACCCCTCATTAATAGAAATTTATTACCGCATGAATGATAGAGTTTTAACCCTTCCATTAATGTAATAATAGCCGCCATATTCCAATCATCATATGGTTGTTTTTCTGTAGTTTGTTGTAGTTTTATCATTTGTTACTCCGTTTTGTTGTATACCACCACCATAGCATATTTACCATATGAAAGTCAATAATAATATTAAAATAAATATAATTATTTATGTTGACTATTATTATTTAATTTAGTATAATAAATTATGTTTAAATATTTAATAAACTACTAGGCCAAGGCTGTCGGGATAAACTTTATCGGAGGATCGCCCCTGCGCGAATGAAAAATCGCATTAGTATATTAGAATATAATAATATAATAATATTAGTATTTACTTCTATTCTTATGAAGGGAAGGAATATTAGTATTTGCTAATATACTAATAAGCGGAAGGAATATTAGTATATCCTTATATACTAATGGAAGGAATATTAGTATCTGCTAATATTCTAATATAAGCATATTAGTATCTTCTAATATACTTATACAAGAACCCTATCACATATTTATATAAAAGTCAAGCTTTTATTTTATATTTATTTATGATAGGCCAATTAAGGCGGTATGTAGGCCGTATTAGTAGTTGCTTATATGCTAATAAACGATATATGGCGCGTGAGTGTGCTGTATTAAACCTCTTTTAACATTCCCCCGCTTGTATAGTCTAGTATCTTAAAGCGCTTGTATAACGGGTATATAGGCTTTATATGTATATGTACAAACGGCTACTGGTTGTTTCTGCGGCCTTCTGATTTCATTAGACCTGTATAAGTATATTAGGATATTCTAATATAGTCAAGATAGATAATTATATTTATTTTAATATTATTATTGTTGACATCATACATTTAATTTCATATAATGGTTACATATTAGGAATTAACCTAATTTAAAAACGGAGTAAACAATGATAGACTTTAAAAGAAAATCAGTAACATTAACTGCTAAAGAGCAAGAAATAATTTACGAGGCAGTAGGAATTGTAGCTGAAGAATCTCTAATGGATTTCGATTTGACAAAAAAAGAGATAAAAGAACGTAATAGAAGAATAGACATAATTAATGGAATATGCAGCAAACTAGTTCACGGATAAACAATTAACAACAAAATTGATAATAAAAAACCCGCTGTAATAGCGGGTTTAATATATCTATTTAGGCCATTTATTCATCTATACCCCCCTCTTTTATTTATTTTTATCGGATAAAAATTTCCACCTTTCACATAATTATGAAGTGATGACTCTAAGTCATAACGATATTTATCGTCAAAATCTAATTGCTCAATAACATATTTATATCCATCTTTATCAAAAGTTCCATACCATTCTTCATAAGATTCAACTAAATATTTTACATCTTTGATGTCTATGTCTAAATATTGTTTTTGCATGGTCATTTAATCACCTCATTAATATATTTATTTCTTAACATTTCTACATATTCTGAAATATGTTTTATGTTATCCCAATATTGACAGTAATAACTACATATTTCTTTATCTCTCATATAAAAAATTGATTTTTCCCATTCTTTTAGTTTCATTTAATTACCTCTATTATTTGTGTTTCTTTGCTGCCCAATGTATAACAGATCATGCAATCCTTACATTTACC